CCCTCCCCGTCTGCCGTGATAGCTCCAGGACCTTGTCAGCAGCCTCTGTGGTCGAGGTGATGAACCCCGCGATCTGACGCACCGCGAAGGCGCCGGCGAAGCCCGCGAGGACATTTCTTGCACTCAAGAAGGACTCGCGGAGCTTCGACACCGTGCCGCCGGTGCGGGCGACGTTCTGGTCAAGCTTCCTGAGCTCCTGGCTGGCGAAGTCGCGGAGGGTGACGAGGATGGCTAGCTGTTCGTCGGCCATGATCGCCCTCGAACAGGGAAGTAGACCAAAGACCAAGAAAGACCACCAAAGGTCTTTCCGCCCTGGGGTCTAATGATCGAAAGTGTGCGGCTACTGCTCATGATCGTCCAGGAATCGAGTCTGGCGGCCTGTGGGCATCTTGAATCGCATCCGCCTCAAGGCGTTTCGTGGCGAAGGCGAGAAGTCGCATGGCCCGCACGTAGGGCGCAGCCTGCTGGAGCAGCCCGCCCGAAAGAGGAAGCACCTGAGGGTAGACCTCGAAGAGCCGGAGGTATTCCCAGGTCTCCTCGGTGATGAGCTTTCTCGGGCAGCGGTGAATCGACTCGTAGCCAAGTCCGTGACAGAGCGCGCAGACCAGATCATCGCCGGCGCAGCGGACGCATGGAATCCAGAGCTGCGGCTCCTTTGTCGGCGCATCGCAGCCCCACTGAGATCGAATTTCCTGCGAGAGCTTACAGGCTGCGCAGGTGTGCCCGAGCGGTAAGGCCTCATGGAAGCTCCTGCCGCAGCTCAGCGCCACGGCGATCAGAAGTTTTTTGCCTGCTCCTCCGTCAACCGAGATCGCTCGGTGATAGCGTTCGCCAGTTCAATCGCATCCGGCAGGAGGTAGTCGAGGATCTGGTCGGGAATCCAGCGCCGGCCGTTTTCTTGGCAGACCTTGCATTCAATCGGGGATCCACTGCGATTGACAAGCCGTTCCCAGCCCATGAGTCCATAGTTGAGGATTCTCCTGGCCTTGAAGAGGGGATTGACTCGCATGACCTGGTTTCCGTCCTGATCGCTGATCACTTCCGCACTCGAGAGAAGTTCCATTTCTGCGTAGCTGAGGGTCCGCAGGCGAAAGACTGTTCGCATCTCATCCGCTAGATGTCGATCCCTCCTGAGGACGTAGTCGAATTCGAGAATGCCGCATGCCGTGGCCATGAATCACCTCATGTAGAGGCTGTACTCGTTGTCCGCGAGCGTATCCCGCGTTGCGAACATCGTGAGCTGGTTGGTCTCAAGACCGGCCCGGGCTCCGAACGCCACCTCGCGGATCTGACACTTCGGGGCGTAGAACTCGAGCCGATAGGGGGTCGTCCCGGCCAAGACCTGGACCGGGAAAGTCGTCCCATCCTTCAGAAGGCCCATGTCATCGAGCACCGACTGGATCAACCGATAGGGGGCCATCGAGATCTGGGGCTCCCGGCTGGAGATCCTCGCCTGGTCGTACCCGATCGTCCCTCCCCCTGTGGAGGGGTCAGGATCGAGCTCGACATTGTTCCTGCCGTCGAAGTTGAACGCCTCGGGCCGCACCGTCACGCCGTTGATCTGGATCGTGGCGTTGATCAGGTGAGGAAGCTGAGCATTCGTGGCAATCTCGTAGCCAACGCCCGTAAAGAGCGCCCCAGCCCCCATGAAGTCGACGCAGCCGCGGAACTCGCTCCGGAAGCGGAAGACGTCAAGCGCTGGAGCCTCGATCCGGAACGTCCCCATGGCGCCCTTCAGCCGCCAGAGATAGTCCTGGCTCGAGGTCCCGTTGAAATTCCGGATGCCTCTCTGGATCGTTACAGTCTTGTGTCCGCTCGACGTGGGGGAATACTTGACGGCGTAGGCGGTCGATGCACCGCTACAGGTGGCACTATCCCCCGCTGCCGTTACAACATTCGTGTCGGCGAGATTCCCTCCTGTGAGCGGTATGTATCTAAGCGTCCCGGGAGCGGAAATATCGGCCTCGATCAGTCCGGTCTTGCCCCCTGTCGCGGTATAGCTCTCGCCGGCCTTGAACTGGGCGTCGCCGCCGGAGATCGCTCCGATGGTGATCTGCTGGACCATCTGCTCCTTGAGACCGCAGGCCTTGAAATAACGTCCGATCGCCGGCTCCGTGCCGACTACTCCAGCGGATTTGAGGATGCAACCGAAGCTGATCAATGCCCCGAGGCCAGCCACGAAGTCGGGAGCGACTCCAAGATCATCAGCGACCTCGTCGTTGGCGAAGCGTTGGAACTCCGGGCGGAAGCTGAAATCCTGGAAAGGACGGAGATCAACTTCGGCCGCAGTGAGCGTCTCAGCCGTCCCTGGGGTCCCCTCGAGTTTCCCGGCAAGCTGCTGTTGCAAGATCTGAAAATGGTCGGCCATGGATCACTCTCCGCTGGTTGGATCGCCGAGATCTTCGCCGTACGTGACGTTGAGCGTGAAATGCACCCCTGTGGTCGCGATGTTCGTCTCCGGTTCGACGAGACGGTTATCGAAGCTCATGGAACGCGCGAGGCCATCAAGAGTCGGAGAGCCGGTGAACAAGGCCCGCTTGAGATCTCCGATCACGTCATTGATGTCCCCGTCATTGGCGGTGTCGCCCAGGAGCACCCATTCGAGATCAATGTCGAGGACAGAGATCAGCTCCCCGACCGCATCAGGATTCCCGCGCTCGAAGAGAGGCCGGATGATGATCGTTTCCTCGTTTCGGCGGTTGACTTCGAGCCCGTCTCCTCTCCACTCATGGATGTAGCGCTGCACACTCTTGAGCCTCCCTCCACGGTGGTACGTGCCGTCACCGATGATGCTATCGAGCCTCGTCTTGATTGCCTGGCAGACAAGCTCTCTTCGATCAGTCGCCACTGGCTGCTCCTTGCGGCTGGAAGGCAGCCTTGCGCTGCGCCGCGGCAATCGCGAATGGCAGAGTCTGACGGAAAATGCGAATCGCCTGGCCGCGGAACTCCCTCCAGGACTGAATGAACCCCAATCGTGGCTTGTTCCTTACTCGGCGCTCCAGATGAAAGAGGAGCGTGAGACGATCCTGACCCTTCTTCCCGGGGTTGATGCGGGCGATGTATTTCTTGCCGCTTTTCGCCGTGATCCGCACGAGACCCCTCAGGCGCCTCTTGCCCTTGAAGATGTTGAAACCCTCCTCCCGAGCCTGGAGGATGTTTCGTTCCTGCTTGAGGAGTTTCTTCGCCCACGCCGCAACCCTGCCCTTACTGTCCTTGGCCGCCGGCATGGGGACCGGCAAATAACCCTTGCTCTCGACCGTACGCCCCTCCTCGTGAGTGCGGGCCACCGCCCCGGGCATGCGGAGTTCGAGGCGGAGATTGTCGAGACTGGTGCCAACGATGGCGATTGTACGCCGGCCGATGAACCCTGGACCTGAGGGCTGTCCGAGCTTCCTCTGGGTGCCTTTCGCGAAGAGGGGACCAGAGGGCTCCACGCGCTGAGCGCTGAGACGTTGCTTTCGGTGATAGCGCAGGAACCGCTCGCCGGCACGTTGAGCAGCAGCTGCATAGCCTTTCGCGAGGGCGGGCGGAATGCCCTTGAGCGTGGCGCGAAGCGCCTCGCTTCTGAACTTCACGTCGATGAATTCAGCCATTTCATCTGGCGCAGGTCAGTAGCCATCCTCCGGGCCGCTCTGCTGCAAGGAGAACCCGGTAGACTGGAAGTGCCTGACCTGGGGTTGCATCCGCTGGAAGCCTCAGTTCGTCACGTCCAAGAGTCACTTTTGGTTTGTCCGTCTTCGAGAGAAAGACCTCGACCTTCCCCACGAGGACCTCCCCCGCGACGTCGACAGGCGAGCGGGTCACAAGGCCGGTAATGGCTCTCCAGATGGTCGAGGCCCAATCGCGAAGCTCCACCGCTTCGGCCAGCGGACCGGTCGCGATGTAGCCGGCATGGGTCTTTGCGAGATCGGCGAACGCCACGCTTCAGCCACTACGCAGGTTGGAGATTGAGGTAGATGTCTGCGGTAGTCTCGCCACTGGCCTTGGCCTTTGCGAGACGGCCGGCATAGGTGTTGCTCGTCGAGGTCGTGGTGAAGCGGCTGTTGGTGTTGTCCCAGTACATCTTGTCGCCGATCGCGCCCGTGTCGGTCGACAGCGTTGCGTAGCGGAGCACTACACCACCGAGGATTGCCGGCACATTGTCCTCCGCTGAAGCGGCATCCTTTGTCAGGAGAGCCACGATGCCCGTGGCGGCCAGGATGATGTCGCCGGCGAGCTTCACCGCCGCAACATTCTTCACCTTCCCGTACCAGGGAGCACCGAACTCGGCGATCACCTTCAAAGCATTCAGAGCCATCGAATTCTCCTTTTCTCAAGAAGAGGCGGGACCCCAAAGGTCCCGCCCCTGAACATGCGCAGGCTCAACCATGAACTCATGCGCCAAGGTTCCGATACCATCCCCGGTGATCGACAAACTTGAGGCCGCAATCGAGATACACTCCCCACTCCACACCCAGGACGTTGGTGCCCTCGACACGCACCATGTTGGGCTCGCGTTGACCGCCGAGGAATGCCGCCTCGGCAGTGATGATCACGTTCGGAGCGGCGGAAAGGTACCAAGCCGTGGCGCTGATGGCATCGAGGAGGGGTTCCGCGATCACCTGCAGTTTCCCTGCGAATGGGTTTGGGGTCGCGTTGGACTTCGAGGGATCGACGATGGATGCAGCGAACTGCATCGCGTCCATTTCGAGGATCGCCGGGACGACCAGGAAACCAGGAGTGATGTTGAGCGGCGGAGCCGCAGCTTCTCCGGTCGGTACGAGTCCCTTCTGCTTGCGAAGGACTGCATACCCGGCACCGACCGTCGCCACGGTGGGCTTCTCCGCGCCCGACGGATCATGCAGGTTGTCGCCGGAGGCGTGGGTGTCGCTGAAGAGCTGGAGGGAATCCTCAGCCATGGTAGGGCCGTTGTTGGCGGTGCCGCTGGTGAGAAGATCCCAGAAGAGCTTGTTGGGCACGCGGCGGGCCGCTGCTCCCATGAGTGACGGAATGCGATCGAAGGCCGAGAGATCATCGTTGATCAGCGCCTGTCTGGAGATCCCAAACCTCTTAGCGTAGGTCGCAATCGAGTAGGTCTCCTTGACTTCGGCGAGTGCCGATTCCGGCATCGGGACGAGTTCAGGGGTGAGTTCGAGATTGCCCATGTCTCCGAGTTTGAGTGACTGGAGCGTCTTGAAATCCTGGGCGTTTCGGAAGCTCACGAGGGGCTCGTAGGTGCTCGGGGCCTCGCTCCAGCCCTGGAGGAGCACCTTTCTGGCGCTATCACCGAGGATCCCTGGATACATGCTCGAGGTCTGGGTGATGGCACGCTCGATGAGCTGATCCCTCGAAAGGCCGATCTTCCAAAGACCCGAGCGCTTGAGGGACTCCTTGAGGAGTTCGAGGAGGGTATCACCCTCGACCTGTCGAGCGGCTTCCTCCCGGCGCACAAGGTGATCCTTGTTGAGATCGCGCAGGCGCCCGACCCGCAGGAGAATGCGGTCTGAGGCCGCCTGGGACCACTTGCTGCGCTCCTCCTCGCCCATGTCGACGCGAGTCCTCGTGTCGATCATGGGTCTATCAGCGAGGACCGCATCGAGGATCCTCGTGCGGGCCTGCTCGACCGGAACGCCCTGATCGAGGAGATCCGGGAGGATCTCCTTCGCGGCCGGATGCCGTGAGCACAGATCGCGGATCGTCTTCTGACGTTCGCGCTCCTGGCGAATCCCTGCCTCGTCCTGCCGCCGCAGCTCCGATTCTCCCTGCCTCTCGGCAAGCCCAGTGGCCTCGATCTCCGCGGTAGCTTCCGCTTGGTTTGCGGCCTTGAGTCCCCGGACGAACTCCAGGGCCTCCTCTTCACTCGCCTCCGGACGTAGGCCGAGAGCCTCAAGCTCGAGACGTACGGCGGTCTTCGTCAATTCGGGCATGTGTACATGCACCTCCTGTCGCTCCCCCGCTCGGATCTGGACTTGCTCGGCCTCGGGGAGCATCCCGGCGAGCGAGTCTTCTGCCGTACGCCCGACCCCCACCGTCCCGTCAGCCGGGATAGGGGTCAGGGAAAATTCTATCGGTCGCCACTTGACTGCCAGAAAAGCAGGTCCGAGGAAATTGCGACCCTCGGGACTTGTCCAGAGTCCTTCCGGCTCCAGCTCGACCCACTTCTCGACCCTGAACCCCACGCTCACCCCGCGGAGACTGCCGGAACGTACCTTCTTCCAGATGCGCTCGCTCTCCGGATCGTCGTCGAAGATGACCTCCGCGCGGCCTTTCCGCTCGTCCTTGTCGATGCGGACATTCTCCGGCCTGCCGATGATCGTGTCGGGGTTGTGATTGAAGAGGACTGCTCCAATGTCCGAGAGCTTCTTCAGGTTCACCGTCTCGCGTTCGTGGACCAAGATCTCGGGCAATCCGCCGAAGCGGATCTCGTCGGTTTCTGAACTGAAGCTCACGCTCACGGATCGCTCCGCCTCATCGATGTCTTCGGCGCGCAGCGCGATCGTCCGTTCAAGTCTTTCCCCTTCCCGCCGCCACCCGGGCTCAGCCATCTTCATGCCATCCTTCAGATGTCCAATCGTCGCCTGGACACCTTCGTCCAGCTCGATCGTCTTGAAACTCCCGGGCTCGAAGTCTTCAGGATTTCGCTGTCTCAGGCGCCAGGAGTCCTCCGTCTCGTCGATCTTGTCCGAGCGGAAATCATGCTCCGTCGCCCAAGCCTTGGCGTCTTCGGCCTTGGCGAACTTCTCTTTCGAGAAGATCAGTGTCTGGACGACAGTAGGTTTCTTTTGCCGTTTCTTGGCCATGATTCCTGACTTTCGCTGAGGACGCCAGAATCTGCCGCCGCCACCGAAAGGCCAGCTCCAGGGACTCTGGGCTGGAAGATCGACAGCTCAAGCCCCTTCTCCGTCGCCCAGCTCTTGAACTGCTCGAGTTCCTCAAGGACCTTCCAAGGGTCCCCGCCGCGGCGGCGAATCACCTCGATCGGTGAACGCAATCCGGCCTGGATCGCCTTCTCGTCCGCCTCCACTTCCTTCAGCGGATCGATCCAATCCCAACCTGGTCGCACGAACTCTACGGCGCTGTAGCGCTCGAACTTCTCAAGGCTGCCGGGAACGGCGCCGGCGAGGATCGCGAGCTCCAGGAACTGCCGCCAGACTGGGTAGTTGAGCTGCCGGTTGATCGCCTCTTGCTGGGGTTCCCAATGGCGGCGATCCTGATTCTCCCCTTGGCGCGCCGAGAGATACGTGACCTTCGAGAGGTCGCGGGTTACGAGCTCATAGCTCACGTCGAGGCCCCGGGCGACGCCACGGAGCATCAGCGCAACGAAGGGATCAAAGGCGCTCGTGGTGATCGTCGGGCTTACTCCCTGGATTCCTTCCCCTGGCCGCCCGTGGAACACCATGCCACCCTCGAGGTACTCGATCGGATTCCCCTCATCATCCCGTTCTGGCTGGAGCTCTCCGCTCTTGGGAAACTGAATGGTGCCGCTCTCCTGGGTCACCATGATGGCGAAGGCCGATGCCACCCGCGCCTTGGTGAGCTCGAAATCGAGGTATTGCGCCAAGGCCTCGAAAGTGCCCGCTGTGCTGACGAACCGCGTCATGCCTCGAACCTGCCCTGGCTCGAGCTGATCGAAGATATGGATCACTCGCTCCGAAGGAACGCGCTCGACCTTCGAGCTCTTGAGCCAGCTCCAAGCATCATTCGAGTGAATCCAGTAGGCGACAATACTGCCACCCGAATTGAACTCGACCCCCTGGATGATCCGGCTACCGTCCTTGCGTTCCTCATCCTTGTCGGCGAGCCGCTCCGAGCTGATCACGTCGAGTGCCAACGGTACTTCTCTGCCGTCAGTTGGTCTCTGAATCAGGATCAGGCACTCGCCGGCGACGAGCCGCTCTCGGAGCACCAGCGCCTGGAGCGAGTAGAAGCTCTGCTTCCCAGTGAGGTCGGCCGCATCGGACCAACGTTTCCAGGCATCCTCAGCGCTATCATTGAACCTCTCGTCCGGGCTGAGGAGCCGCGGTTGGAGGACTGCGGGCTTGGGCCGGATCCCCGTGCCGATCAGATTCGCGACGATGGAGTTCACCGCCCCAGAAGCGTAAGGGTTCCGGCGGTAGAGCTCGCGCGCCTGAGCGCGGTAGTTGTCGAGGTTCTGGCGTCCCTCCTCGATAACATTCCGCCTAGGGTGAATTGCTCTGCCGCTGAGCCTTCCAGGTCTCGAAGCCTCGTATGCCCGCTTGAAGAGCTGGATCTGCGCCCTGGCTGACATGCGTCGGCGAGCCCAGACCGGGGCCACGATGGCTAGCGCTCGATCAAGTGACTGGCCTACATTCACGCGCGCGGCCTCAGGCGAGCGAGAGTGATCCGGCTCCCACCGGTGCCCGCCTCCTGGAGCACTTCGGAGCGGAGCTGGTCTCGCAGAGCTTGTAGATCCTTCAAGTTCATGAGAGAGACGTCTTGACCGTTGACCGAATAGCTGTCGATCGCTCCTCCCTGAAGGCGAGCGAGGATGGCGCTTTCGATCGCTGTGAGTGCATCAGACGCGAAACTCACGGCAAAAAAAATGCGAGCTTCCAAGGCATGAAGCTCGCACGTGAGGAAAAAGGTAATCGACTGTCGGCCATGATCAGCCGGCAATCTTGAACGTCTAGCTAGTTAAGTCTACCTGAAATAGAATCTGCAAGCAGGAATGTCTATTAGTAGCCATTTGGTGCCATTCTGATCAATCAGGAACCTCTGTTGTAAGCCACGAACGACGGCAGGCATTGCAGAAACGGTTCCTTCTAACTTCTCCCCGAGGCTTGTTCTCGTCTGGGTGTTTCAGATGCCATGTCTTTCGCACTTCGACCGTTCCGATCGCACCACAAAAACGGCATACCACTTTTGGCATTCTGCTGGAAGACCGATCCTTTTCAGTGGCGACCTCGCTACTTCTGTCCATGTAAGTCTCCATTCGATGGCGTCTGCGTTTCATCGATACCTCAAGAAAAAAGTCTCACAGCAAGCCTTTTGAACTTGCGCGATGGATCAGCCTGTTCACTCCTTGCTCCTTTGGTCTCGGTATTCTCGCCCGCTTGAGTACTGTAGACGGCATGCTCGATACCCCAGGCATGAGCGGCCGCCAGAGCGTAGACCTCGCAGTCCCAGAGGTGGTTAGGGGCACCCTGGATGACCTTCTTCCACCGGTAGCCGGTCTGACCTGTCTTCTTGTCGGTCTCCAGCACTCGCTGCTCCGCGGTCATGTGCTGGTAGTACTCCTCTGGAGTATCTTCTGGCAGGTGCCATTCCCCCGGATCTCCTGATCGCGTCTGGATCAAACGGTGAAGCCGGCCCCGATAGTGATTCACATCGAGCTGGGCTTCGCGGATCGAGCCCCCGGCATGGTACCTGATCGAGGTCTTGAGGATGTCGTGAGCGTCCGCTCGACCGCGCACCGGCTGGCAATGCATGGTGCGACAGTATTCGTAGACCTCGCTGCGACGTTCAGCGTAGCCACAATCCACGAAGACTGAAAGGACTGGGACGGGGGTCTTCGTATTCCTGACCGTATAGTGGGATCGGAAGAGGAGGAGGCTCAGGGCTTCCCAGCCTTCCACTCGGCCGCACTTGACGAGCCAGCTCTCCCCAAGATCCCCCCATGCCCGGATCACGTACCAAAGGTGATCGAGCTGGACATCGATCCCGGCGGTGAGGAGTCGGCCTCCGGCTGGGACCTCCCCCATGACATAGGGGCCTCGGCGCTCTTTGAGTTGAGTATCCTTCAGCTCTTCAACCACGTCCTCCCAGACCTCCGCGAGCCAGGAGTTGCGGAAGTTCATGAGCCGGGCCTGATAGCGCTCGCTCCGCAGGAACTCAGCCGCGATGTGGCTCCAAGTGAGCCAGGGGGAGTAAAGAGCACTCAGGTGGTAGCTCAACCGCCGCCGCGGTGGGATCGTTCCCTCGATTGCGACCTCGGGGGTCTCCTTGCCGGCCGTCACCCCCAGGACGCGCAGGATGCACCCCTCGGGGACCCAGACCCCGCGGCGGAACATCCAGGAGCGCTGGGCGTCCCGGATCTCCTGATGGCAGCCCTCGCACTCGTACCAGGCGAGGCGGTAGTCGACAATCCTCTCCGGATTGCGCTCCTCGGGAGGCCACTTGATGCCCCCGAGGCCTCTCTCCCGGGTGCCGAGGACAAGGCGCTGATAGGCTCCGCAGTGTGGGCAGGGGACCAGGTATCGCCGGCGGTCCCCATCGAGGTACTCCCGCCAGATGTAGCCTCGATCCGTGGTCGGACTTGAGGTCTTGAGGATCTTGTGCTCGAGATAGGTCCTCGTCCTCTCCCGCGCCAGGGCGACCGGATCGGCCTCCCGGCCGGAATACGGCGGGTACTTGTCGACTTCGTCGAGGGTGAGGAGGTAGATCGCCCTAGAGGCGAGGGCCGCCGGAGAGCCGGCCCCGGCGAAGCACAGGCTCGCCCCGTGGAGATGGATCGCCTCCTTGGTGAACTCCCGGGTGAAGCTCCCGGTCATGTGCCGAGCGAGTGCCGGACTCTCGCGGATGATCGGCTGGTAACGCTCCAGGTTGATCGCCAGGGCATCATGCTCCCTGGCCATGACGTGGAGAATCGGCCCTGGAGTCTGGTCGATTACCCAGCAAGCGGCCAGAATCGCAGCGAGGGTCTTCCCGATCTGGGTGGACCAGCAGAGGGTCACCTCCTCGACCTGGGGATCCTGGAAAGTGCGGAGGACCTCGCGGAGGTAGGGGGTCCGGTTGAGGTCGAGCGGCCCTGGCTCAGAGCTCATGCCCCGCGGGAGGACCACGGAGCGCTCCGCCCACTCATCAATCGGCAATTTCTCCGGGGGGCGCAGGACGTCGGCCCAGTCATACCAGGTAGGCTTTCGGAGGGTGGCTGCTGGCATCAGATGCTCGCAAAGCGGTGGAGGATCTCCTCCACCGCATGTCGGATCGCCGCTCTGATCTCCCCGACGGTGAGACCCTCGAGGACAGGAGCGAGCTTCTCCGAGAGGCCGAGGAGACCGCGCTTGAGAACGCCGAGCCGCCGGAGGTCCCACTCTTTCACCTCGCCGCGCGGGATCAAATCGCCGCGGCGGGTGGCGAGCTCGAGCTCGGCGAGCTGTGCTTTCGCTTCGCGCTCCCTGGCCTGCGCCCGCTTGAGGCGCCGGCCGGCGGTTGAACTTTTGGAATCCTGCTCCACGCCATTACGAGAAGGAGCAAGGTTTTCCTGGCGCCACCGCTTGATGGCCTCGAGATCGTAATC